TACGTGGTATCAATCCAGCCACAACTCCTCAAATACAACACTATAAACCAAAAGGTGGTTATAAAGAGTGGCACGCAGATGCTACCTTTACTGGGAATCAATCTAGATGTTTAGTATACATTACATACTTAAATACTGTTCCTGATGGAGGAACAATGTTTAGAGATTGGAAACACACTACTACTGCAGCAAAAGGCAATACAGTAATATTTCCAGCATTTTTTACTCATGTCCATAAAGGACAAATAAGTAAAAAACATAAAAAGTATATCATCACTGGATGGTTACATTATACGGATTAGTCCTCTGCTAAATAGTTAGAGGACTTTTTTTATGCGTATACATGGCGCAACCAACAAGTAAAGCAGAATTAAAGGAATATTGCCTGAGACGGTTAGGTAGACCTGTTCTAGAAATTAACGTTGATGATGATCAAATTGATGATTTGATTGATGATGCTATTCAATTATTTAATGAGCGTCATTATAATGGCACTGAGAAAGTGTTTTTAAAACATCAGTTTACTGCTGATGATGTAACACGTTTCACTACAAGTAATGAAACTCTTTCCATCGGAACTACTGATTGGGAAACGAGAAACAATTATATTCCTATCCCAGATCATATTACTGGAATCACTAAAGTATTTGGCATTAAGGGTAGCAATATTAGAAGCAATATGTTTGGATTGGAATATCAATTATTCCTTAATGATCTTTATCAGTTTGGATCTGTTGATATTTTAAGTTACTATATGACCAAATCATATCTGGAAACACTAGATATGATTTTAAATAACGGTAATTTTATTCCATATAGATTCAATCAAAGACAAGATCGTCTTTATATTGACACTACAACTAAATTTGTAAAGGAAGGTGCGTATGTTATTATTGATTGTTGGAGAGCATTAGATCCTACATCATACACTCAAGTATACAATGATCCATTTTTAAAAAGATATTGCACTTCTTTAATTAAAAGGCAATGGGGTCAGAACTTAATTAAATTCCAAGGCGCTCAATTACCTGGTGGAATTACTTTAAATGGTAGGCAAATTTATGACGATGCTGTAGTAGAACTCAAAGAAATTGAAGCAGAAATTGCCTCTAGATATGAAATTCCACCGTTAGATATGATCGGATAAAATGGCAAAGAATACTTATTTCACTCACGGAACAAGAGAGGAGCAAATGCTCCAACAATCCCTTGTGGATGAGTTTATTAATATGTTTGGTATTACTACTAATTATATTCCAAGAAAATTAATTCGTCAAGATACAATTTTAAATGAAGAAATTATTTCTGAATTTGAAGATGCATTTACTCTAGAAGCATACCTTGAAAACTTTGAAGGATTTCAAGGTGCAGGAGATATTCTCACCAAGTTTGGAATTAGATCTACTGATGAAATTACTTTAGTAATTTCTAGACATCAGTTTGAAGATTTTGTTTCTCTTCCAATGCAGTTAGTGAATAATGTTCAACTTCCAGGAAGACCTGCAGAAGGAGATTTAATTTATTTCCCATTGTCTGATAATATATTTGAAGTTAAATTTGTAGAGCATGAAGCACCATTCTATCAATTTGGAAAATTATATACATACAAATTAAAATGTGAATTGTTTGAATACTCAAACGAGGTTACAGGTGATGGTATCTTTGATACACAAAAAGACGAAGGATTTATTGTCAAGTATTTTTATGAGCAAGCATCTCTTAGCGGAAGTCCTGAAGTTGGCGAACTAGTAACAGGTTCTGAAACTGGTCTAACTGCATATATTAATTCTTGGAATCCTAAGGAAAGATATGTCGAACTGAGAGCACCTACTGGTAGTTCTGATCATGGAGAATTTAAAGTTGGAGAGAACCTTGTTGGCAGCAACAGTGGTTTTTCTATAAATATTTCTAACTTTGATGAACTTGATATGAAAGATAGCTTTGCTGATAACATTGAATTTGAAAAATTTGGTGACGGCATTTTGGACTTTACAGAAATCAACCCCTTTGGAGAATTTGGAAATAGGTAATTATGTTAGGAACTTATAATTATAATCAAGTCATTAGAAAATGTGTCATTGGATTTGGCACACTTTTTAATAACTTAGAGATTCGTAAATTTAATGAAGATGGATCAGTATATCAAAGGATGAAAGTTCCTTTGGCATATGGTCCTAGTCAAAAATTTATTGCTCGTATTACTGAGCAACCTGAACTTGGACGCCCAAATGCGATCACTCTACCCAGGATGTCATTTGAAATGACAGGTATGAGTTATGATCCATCAAGGAAACAGAGTCCAACACAGTACTGTCTTACTAATGAGAATAGTGAGGGACTCAAGAAAACATATATTCCTGTTCCTTACAATTTAGAATTTGAATTAAATATTCTCAGTAAAACACAGGATGATTGTTTGCAAATTGTAGAACAAATTATACCATTCTTTCAACCGTCTTTTAACCTGTCTATTAGATTAGTAGAAGAGGCAAATATCATTAAAGACATTCCTATTGTAATGAATAGTATTAGTTTTAATGATGACTATGAAGGAAATTTTGATACAAGAAGAGCATTAATTTATACTGTTAGATTTACAGTTAAAACTTATGTCTATGGTCCTACTACAGATACAGGTTTGATTAAGAAAGCAATCACTAAAGAGTATGCTTCTACAGATGTAACCTCACCTGGTAGGTATAGAGAATATGCAGTAACACCTAAAGCACTTGAAGATAAAAATAACGATAACGTCGTTAATGCTATTGATGATGCTTTACTTCTTTCTGGTGATGATTTTGGATTCAACGAAACTACCTCTTACTTTGAAGACCTATGAGTGTAAATTATGATGGCATTGAAAGTGCTCTAGATGTGCAGGCAGAAGTTGTTCCTGCATCACAACCAAAACCAAAGAAAAAACCTGAGCGTGTTATTGACATTGATCATGATGTAAAAAAAGATTACGACTATACTAGGGGTCAACTATACGATGTCATCGAGAAGGGTCAGGAGGCGCTCTCAGGCATCTTAGACGTGGCAAATAACACCGACCACCCTAGAGCATATGAAGTTGCTGGACAGTTAGTTAAGAGTGTTTCAGACGCTGCTGAGAAATTAATTGAACTTCAAAAGAAAATGCAGGATCTTGAAGAAGGTCCAAAGTCCAAACAAAAAATAACTAACAACAATGCTTTGTTTGTTGGATCAACTGCAGAGTTATCCAAACTCATCAAGCAAGGTCTCTTAGATAATAAATAAATACAAAGCTCTATTCTAATGATATACACAATTAAGTCCAGTGCTTCCGCACTGTCAGACACACCAAGTACAGTAAGTAATGCAAATCGTGTTCTCATTCAACACAATGCAAATGCTGGCACTTCACATTTAGTTACTCTTCAAAGCGATTCTACTGCTGGTGGTCCTGCAATTGTTGGAACTTTTTATATTCACCCAGGACAAGACATTGTAATTAAAAAAGATAGATTATTTACACTCGAAGTTGCTAATGGAGTTGGTGATGTTTATGCCACTTCTATTGGTGTAGAAGGATGATAACATTCAAAGAATTTTGTACACAATTAGATGAGGCAGCATGGACCAAGAAATCTGGAAAGAACAGCGAAGGTGGACTCAACGAGAAGGGCAGGAAATCCTACGAGAAGGAGAACCCTGGCAGCGACTTGAAGGCACCAACCAAGAAGAAGGGAAACAAGAGAAGAAAATCCTTCTGTGCTCGGATGAGTGGAATGAAGAAAAAACTTACAAGTAAGAAAACTGCAAACGATCCAGATAGCAGGATCAATAAATCATTACGTAAATGGGATTGCTAATTTATGACTTCTAATGAAAAGATGAAAGTGTGCGAAGCATGTGAATTTTATAAAGAAGTAACCAAACAATGTAGATTATGCGGATGTTTTATGCCACTGAAGACACTCCTTCCTGGAATGCAGTGTCCTGATTCACCCCCTAGATGGCAATGAACTTAAGAGATTATTTAAATAAAGGAAATAGTAAATCAAGAAAATTTACTCCTCCTGCTGAAAAATTAAAAATTTGCAGATCATGTGATAAGTTTATACATGCAACTCAAATGTGTAAGGTGTGTGGATGTTTTATGCCACTAAAGGTGGTGACTCCTCTACCATGCCCTGAGAAAAAATGGATAATGTAATGACTAAATTAAAACCAAATGAAATTTATCTTGGTAACCCTAATCTAAAAAAAGTTGGTGTACCAATCAACTTTACCCCTGAACAGATTAAGGAATATCTTAAGTGTAAAGCAGATCCAGTATACTTTGCTAAGACGTATTGTAAAATTGTTTCTCTTGATGAAGGTCTTGTACCTTTCAAGTTATATGATTTTCAGGAAGACATGGTTCGCCGCTTCCATAGTAATCGATTTAATATTGCAAAACTACCACGACAGACAGGTAAGTCAACCACTGTTGTAGCATATCTTATGCACTATGCAATTTTTAATGATAACGTCAACATTGGTATCCTAGCAAACAAAGCACCTACCGCAAGAGAACTTCTCGGAAGGTTACAACTTGCATACGAGAACTTGCCCAAGTGGTTACAGCAGGGTATCATTGCATGGAACAAAGGATCTATGGAGTTAGAAAATGGCAGTAAAATTTTGGCATCTTCTACATCTGCAAGTGCTGTCCGAGGTATGTCGTTTAACATCATCTTCCTCGATGAGTTTGCGTTCATTCCAAACCATATTGCAGAGCAGTTCTTTTCCTCTGTTTATCCTACTATTTCTTCTGGTAAAAGCACAAAAGTCATCATCATCTCAACACCAAATGGGATGAACATGTTCTACAAGTTATGGCATGATGCTGAACTTGGTAGAAATGAATATATAACTACTGAGGTACATTGGTCTCAAGTACCCGGTAGAGATGATAGATGGAAAGAACAAACAATTGCTAACACATCATTAAGACAGTTCACTCAAGAGTTTGAGTGTGAGTTCTTAGGATCTGTTGATACTCTAATCTCTGCTGCAAAGTTGAGATCTATGTCATATGATGAACCTTTATCTAGCAGTAAAGGATTAAAAATATACGAGAACCCACTTCCAGATCATGAGTATCTGATGACGGTTGACGTATCACGTGGTACTAATAATGATTACTCTGCATTTATTTTATATGATATTACTACTGTACCATACCGAGTCGTAGGTGTCTATAGGAACAATGAGATTAAACCCATGTTGTTCCCAAACATTATTCACCAGGTTGCAGTAAATTATCATCGAGCATTTATTCTAGTTGAAGTTAATGACATTGGAGATCAGGTAGCATCAATTCTACAGTATGATCTTGAGAATGAAAATCTTCTCATGTGTGCAATGAGGGGTCGTGCTGGTCAATTAGTTGGTCAAGGATTCTCTGGATCTAAAACTCAACTTGGTGTAAAAACAAGTACTACGGTAAAGAAAATTGGTTGCTCTAATCTAAAGCAATTAGTTGAAGCGGACAAATTGCTTGTTAGTGATTATGATATCATCTCAGAACTAACTACATTCATTCAAAAGAAACAATCGTTTGAAGCAGAAGAAGGATGTAATGATGACCTTGCAATGTGTTTGGTTATTTTTGCATGGTTAGTTGCACAAGATTACTTTAAAGAGATGACGGACAATGATGTTCGTAAAAGATTATATGAAGAACAGAAGAATCAGATTGATCAAGACATGGCACCATTTGGTTTTATTGATGATGGTCTGACTGACTATGAGTCAATTGATACTGAAGGTAATGTCTGGTATATTGCCGACAATGGACAAGGTTCATATAACGGTAGTGAGTATGGAGAGATGAGTCACATGTGGGAATACAGATAATGAGTTTTGAGGAAGAATTTGAACTTGGACATTTACTCTTTAATGAAAGAAAATGTCGAAGTTGTGGAATTAAAAAAGATTTACTTACTGATTTTTATTTAATACGTAAAAATAGTAAAGGATTACCCTCTGCATATTCTTACGAATGTAAAGAATGTACGAAAAAAAGAGTGACTAAAACTAGAAGAGATAAAGTAGATATGCCATATAATCCAGTTCCAAGAATAAAAGATGTATACCCTGACTGGTAAAGGGTTCATGCATTGTTTCCCCATTGGAGAGTGTCAAAATAATAAATAGATTTAGAAAATATGACACACATTCTAGGAGATAAACATGGTAGTTTTACGCTCACCGGGAGTCGTTGTTAGGGAGAAAGACCTAACCAACGGCAGAGCTGATATTACTAACGCAAATATTGCAGGTTATGCAGCACCATTCTTAAAAGGTCCCATTGGAGAGGCAATTACTGTCACCAATGAAACCGCCTTAATCAACGCTTTTGGCGAACCATCTGCAGCAAACGCAGAATACTGGTTGTCAGCAACTAACTATTTGAACTATGGTGGAACGCTTAGTGTAGTTAGAACTGATTCTACTTCACTGTTCAACTCTGTTGCTAGATCTGGAAACTCACTTAGTTCCCTGACAGTAACCAATTCATCTACAAATGGTAAGTATGTATCTGCACCAGTTGTAACCATTTCTGGTGGCGGTGGAAGTGGAGCAGAAGCAACTGCTCTTATCGATGCAAACGGTAAAGTAACTGGGTTTAACATCACTCAAACTGGTAGTGGATATTCTTCCACTCCAACTGTTACTATTGCTCCTGTTGGTTCAACTGCACTTGCAACCGCTGCTCAAGGAACAACCGCAGTAGCATCTGCTGCTGGTGGTAACTTGGATTCCGGTGCTTTGACCGGTGATGCAACAATTAGTAACGCTGGTTCTGGTTATTCTTCTGCTCCTACAGTCACTGTCACTGGTGGTGGTGGAACTGCAGGATCTGCAACAGCAACTGTAGTCAATGGAGAAATTTCTCAGATTGCACTTTCTGGTGGTACAGGATATACATCAGCACCAACTCTTTCTGTTGCAGATCCAAGCGGTGTAGTTGTTACTATTACATCTGCCGGTAACAACTACGATCCTACTGGAACTTACACAGTTAATGTTAGTGGTGGTACTCCTGTAGGTGGATCTGCATTTAGCGGAACTTTAGATGTTAACTCAAGCGGTGAGGTAACTGGAGTTAGTGTTGCAGATAACGCAAGTTTTGGTAACTATAATGCTTTTAGTGGATTGTCACCAATCATTCCAATTCCTGGCACAACTGCATTAGCAACTGCAACTATTTCTGCAGACACAATTAAGATTACTAGAGAGGAAGTTTACGAAGCATCATATTCAGGCAACACTAGTGGTTGGTTGTATGCTTCTAAGAGTGCAGGTAGTTGGGGCAACTCTCTGAGAGTTTGTTCCGTCGATCATGGTCCTCAGCAATCTCTTTATTTGGTTGATTCCCCAGCAGCACCTGCTAAAGGAGATTTTGTTACTTCTGGAATCAAGAAAGGTAAAGTTATTGATTGGAATAAGGGTTCGGATGACAACCTAATTATTCATGTTGTTCTTCTTGATAGTCAGGATAACGACAAGTATCTTCCATCTCCAGCCGCCAATCAGAAGTTTGCAAATGGCGATGCCATCAACTTTAATGCTGTTTCATCTACACTGAAAGGTTCTGCTGGTGTTGATAATGGTTCCCAATGGTATCTCAGTAAAGAGGTCTATGCTGGATCAGGTGTACTGTGGAATAGTGTTGCAGCAAGACCTGGAACTACAGATGATGTTGAGCAGTTCTACGGAAATGCTAATGCTTATGATACTATTCACCTCGCAATTGTTGATGAAGACGGTTTAATTTCTGGTGCAAAGAATTCAATTCTTGAAACCTGGACGTATGCATCTAAGGCAAATGATGCTAGAGGAGCACAAGGTGGTTCTAACTACTACAAAAAAGTTGTTTCTTCCGGTAGTAATTTTGTTTATGCTGGCGACACTAACTATGAGAACCAAGGAAAAACTACAGCGTTTGAACCACAAGGTGGTCTGTCTATCTCCCTAACAGGTGGTGCAGATTATGCTATGCTTTCTAATGGTCAGTTTGATATTGAAGTTGATGAATTAACTTCAGGTTATAATACATTTGCAGATACAGATAATATCAGTTTAGATTATCTGATCATGGGTCCTGGTCTTGATGACGAAGACAAAACCAGACAAAAACTTACCCACATTGGTGGTATTGCTCTGAATAGAAAAGATTGTATTGCATTCGGTTCTCCACATAGAGGAAACATTATTTCTTCTGGTGGTGATGCACTTTCTAATAATGATATTATTAAGAACATCAAAGATTTCTATGATACAGTAGGAAGCAATTCTTACCTAGTTCTTGATGGTAACTATAAGTATGTTTATGATCGTTTTAATGATACCTATCGTTACATTCCTTGCAACACTGACGTTGCAGGTCTGGTAGCAGATTGTGCAATTAGAAACGAACCTTGGTTCTCACCTGCTGGATTCTCTAGAGGTGGTATCCGTAACTTGGCAAAACTTGCATGGAATCCAAGCAAGACAGATAGAGATGAACTCTATGCAAATAGAATTAATCCTATTGCTGTATTCCCAGGTCAAGGTGCTGTTCTCTTCGGTGACAAAACTGCACTTTCTAATCCATCTTCCTTTGATCGAATTAACGTTCGTAAATTGTTCCTTGTCCTTGAGAAATCAATTGAGCAGGCAGCAAAGGCACAACTTTTTGAAGTTAACGATGAGACCACAAGAAACATCTTCAGGTCAATTGTTGAACCATTCCTTCGCGATGTTCAAGCAAGAAGAGGTGTTACTGATTTCTTAGTTGTTTGTGATAGTACAAACAATACTCCTGCAGTTGTCGATAACAATGAGTTTGTTGCTGAGATTTATATTCAACCAACACGCTCCATCAACTTCATCACTCTGACGTTTACCTCGACCAGAACTGGTATCTCGTTTGATGAGATTATCGGTAGATGATCAGTAAGATAATAAATAAAATTACGGGAGACCCTATCAAAAATGGCAAACATTAATCAGTTCAAAAATAAGTTACAGGGCGGCGTTCGCCCTAATCTATTCCAAGTAGATATTAATTTTCCTTCCGCATCTTTTGATTACGGAAGTAATACGACCACTGCAACAGATCTTTCTCAGGCAGGAAGATTTCTGTGCAGATCTGCTCAGATTCCAGCAGCAAATCAGGGTCTTATTGAAGTACCTTTCCGAGGTCGCTTCCTTAAGATTCCTGGTGACAGAACCTTTGAACCATGGACCGCAACGTTCTACAATACTTCAGATTTCGATCTGAGAGCAGCGTTTGAACAGTGGATCAACATCGGTAACAAAACTGATGAAGCACTTGGAACCTTCAACTTTGGCAGTGATTCTGCCTTTGGTGCATATTTCCAGGACATTACCATTAGACAATTGGATAAAAATCCTGAGTCAACTGGTACTACTTCTGCAGATTCTGGTGTAAATAGAGTATTGAGAGAGTACAAACTTGTTGGTGCTTGGCCAACTAGTGTAGGTGCAATCAGCCTCGCTTATGATAGCAACGATCAGATTGAAGAATTTGATGTTGAGTTCCAGTATCAGTATCTTGATGCTGGTGAGAAAGCGTTTGCTACAGGCAAAGGTGAATTCACAACCTTGAGGAATGTAGGTTCTAGCCAGAACGTCAACTGATAAAGTTGATAAATAGAGTAACGGTACAATTACTTTATATTTGGAATGGCAGAACTGTTTGGATTTTCAATTACAGCTGAAGATCTCAAAAAGGGGGCAAAGGCAGCAACGTCCCCTGTACCACCCACTGATAATGATGCTAGTTCAACCATCACTCCTTACGGGGGATGGTTTGGTCATTATGTAGATCTTGATGATACAAAAAAACGTGATGAGATTAATCTCATTCGTCGTTATAGAGAAATGGCACTTAACCCAGAAGTGGACAGTGCCATTGAAGATGTAACAAACGAAGCAATTGTTACTGATAAAGATGACAGTCCGGTAGAATTAGAACTGTCAAATTTAGAAGTATCAGATTCCATCAAAAATAGAATGAGAGATGAGTTTGATGAGGTCAAACGTCTCTTAGATTTCGATAAATCTGCACATCAAATTTTTAGACGTTGGTACGTCGATGGCAGATTATTCTACCATAAGGTTATTGATTTAGAAGATCCTTCAAAAGGTTTACTAGAATTACGTTATATTGATCCTCTTAAGATTAAGAAAGTACGTCTGATAGAAAAACCAGCAGTAGACGCAGATCAATTTCACAAATACGATTACGGTAAAGTTACAGAATTTTTTGTATACAATGCCAAGGGCGTAAACAATACCAACCAAGGAATTAAAATTGCAAAAGATGCTGTCACCTACGTAGCATCTGGTATTGTAGATCAGGGAAAAAATATGACCCTGAGTTATTTACATAAAGCAATCAAGTTTCTTAATCAATTAAGAATGCTTGAAGATAGCATTGTTATCTACAGATTGTCCCGTGCTCCTGAGCGTAGAATTTTTTACATTGATGTTGGCAATCTACCCAAGATCAAAGCAGAGCAATATCTTCGTGATGTAATGTCTCGATATCGTAACAAAATGGTTTACGATGCAAGCACTGGTGAGATTCGTGATGACAAAAAGCATATGAGTATGCTTGAGGATTTCTGGTTACCTCGTCGTGAAGGTGGTCGTGGTACTGAAATTACTACACTGCCTGGTGGACAAAACCTTGGAGAACTGACTGACATTAAGTATTTCCAAACTCAACTCTATAAGGCACTCAACGTTCCTGCTTCTAGATTAGAAAGTGATAAGTCATTTGATCTTGGTAAATCAGAAGAGATTAATAGAGACGAAATTAAATTTACAAAATTTGTAGGTCGTCTTCGTAAGAAGTTCTCTGATCTCCTACATGATCTTCTCAAAACTCAACTCATCTTAAAAGGTGTAATTACAGTTGAAGATTGGGAAGATATGAAAGAGCATATTCAGTATGATTATCTTTATGATAATCAATTTGCTGAACTTGCAAATCTTGAATTGATGGAGAAAAAAATGGAAGTTCTTGACAAAGTAGATCTCTATGTTGGCAAGTACTTCTCGCAAGATTATGTTATGCGTCAACTCTTGCACTTCACTGAACAAGAAATTGAGGAAATGCAAAATCAAATAAATAATGAAATCAAGTCAGGACAAGTAATTGATCCACTTGATACAGTTGCTCAAGATAAGCAAACTGCAGAACTGGACATGGAAACTCAAAAGGTTAACTTGGACAATTTGAAAAACCCTCCTGCCCCGTCAGGAAACTCAAACACTAAATAATACGAGGTTAAATTATGGAACCTACTAAAATTGTTGATATGATTATGAAGGATCAACTTGCTGATGCTTCTGATGCTGTGAAAGATATGATTATGAACAAGGCGGCATCTATTCTTACTCTTGAAAAAGAGAAGGTAGGTGCAGACATGTTCAACTATTCAGAAAACGAACCCGAACAGACCGAAGATGAAACTGATAACGGAACAGATTGATGCAGTAGAATTTCTTATCGAAGAAAGTGGATCTAAAAAGAACCACTTCATCGAAGGAGTTTTTCTACAAGCAGATATTAAAAATAGAAATAACAGAGTTTATTCGATGGACGTTCTTGAGAAAGAAGTCGGTCGTTACTCTGAGTCATATATTTCTAAGGATCGTGCTCTCGGTGAACTCGGACATCCTGAGGGACCCACAGTTAATTTAGATCGCGTATCTCATAAAATTATTTCACTTCAAAAAGAAGGACATAATTTTATTGGAAAAGCAAAAATTCTTGACACCCCTATGGGTAAAATTGCCAAGAATCTAATTGACGAAGGAGTTAAGTTAGGTGTTTCATCCCGTGGGATTGGATCAATTACTGAAAAAAATGGTGCATCATATGTCCGTAATGACTTCATGCTTGCCACTGCTGCTGATATTGTAGCAGATCCTTCTGCTCCTGATGCTTTCGTTGAAGGTATCATGGAAGGCAAAGAATGGGTATGGAATAATGGAATTCTTACTGAACGATACATCAGTTCAATTAAAAAACAATTGGACTCCGCAACTTTATACAATATTCAAGAGCGCAAGGTTTCCGCGTTTCAGCAATTCTTAAAGACATTGTAATGTATAAATAAACTATAGCACAACTTTAAAGATTATATTAAGGAGAAATAGCACATGTCAGCATCAGTTGACCAGAAATTTGAAACCTTCGCAGAAGAAACTCTTGAGGAGAAAGCACCAACTGATGGTGCTGGAAAGGCAGATGGCATGGTAGCTGCTACTATCCCTGCTCCTCAAGACACTGCTAAGGACAATCTGGGTGGTCCTACCAACCAGAACTACAAGCAGGATGATAACTCATCTAAGATTGATAACAAGGGTACATCTAAAGTTAGCGACGTTAACACTAAAGGCGCTAAACCAGGTGATTCTGCCCCTGCTAAACTCAAGGAAGAAGAGGAGTCAACCGAAGAAGTAGTTGCTGAAACTACTGAAGTTGAAGCAGAGTTCAGTGTTGAAGAGGATGTAAATGCTCTGATCGCTGGCGAAGAACTTTCCGAAGAGTTCAAAGCAAAGACCAGAACAATCTTTGAAGCAGCAGTCAAGTCAAAACTTGCTGAAGAAACTAAGAAGATTGAAGAGTCATTCGAGGTACGTCTTACTGAGCAAGTCGAAACCGTTAAGTCGGAACTTGCTGAGAAAATGGACAAGTTCCTCAACTATGTTGCCGAAGAGTGGAAGAAAGAGAATCAAATCGAACTCCACAACGGCATCAAAATTGAAATGGCAGATTCCCTGATGAAGGGTATGATGTCACTTTTTGAAGAAAATCATGTACAACTCCCTGAAGAAAAATATGATGTTATGCAAGAGATGACAGACAAACTTGATGAAATGGAAGCAAAGCTCAATGAGCAAATTGAAACCAATATGTCACTCAACGGTACAGTAAACTCTTTTGTTAAAGAGTCAATTGTTACCGAAGTTTCCAAAGG